TCCAATGTTTCTTCGGAAAGCATTTGTTTCTGCACCAGAAAAACCTCGTGGGGAAGCATATTGCCTCATAGCTGAACTATATAATTGTTGTTGTGATGGGTCTAAATTGTACGTTGCCATCGGGTCGTTACGCATTGCCGCAAGTTTGTTTTTCGCATCCGATTCGTCAGACGCAGCACCAAAATACCCTACCCCTTTGGATACAGCACCCGCAATCAGCATTGCTGTAAAGGGGTCTATAGCGTAGGCGACATTTTCAGATAATGTTTTTGTTAGAAAATGCCAAATTGTTTCGATAAAAAATGCAAAAAAAGAAAAAATATCCATAGATAGAAAATAATTTATTATTTATATATATAAAAAAAAAACAAAAATACATTTTTTTTGTCATTCCCACAAATAGCTATCCTCTGTTTCATCTCCTGCACCAAATATAACTTTCCACCTTACCCCTTTATCAAAAAAAGACACATCCTCTTCAATTTTTGTTTCTTCTTTGGTTTTTTTCAAATCAAAACTTTTTTCGGTTGTTTCGGTTTCCTTATCGGTATTTATATTTTCCACGATTTTACAAAGCTACACAAAATTTCTTTCCAAAACAAATATCTTTTTTTCAATGTCTTTGGCGATATGTTCCGCAAGGTAGCTTGCCTTTGTCTTTGTTTTGGAATTTATAAATTTCACATCCAACATCTCCTTTTTCTTTTCCTTTTTATTTTCCCTTTTGATTTCCATAATCTCAAAGATATTCCCGTCTGATGGGCAGTAAAAACGCTGACCTACTTCAAATCTTATCATAAAATTCCATTTCCCTTTAAATTTTTAAAAATTGATTTTATAGCTATTGTTATATCATCGTAGCACCCTAATTCAAGATACCCTGCAATCTTTTCAACAGCGTGGATAACTGTACTGTGGTCTAAACCCCCGTGTTCTAAACCGATGTGTTGTAGTGTCCAACGATTTGTACTCCAGCAAATATACATTGAAACGTGGCGTGCTTGTACTAAATCTGCCATACGCCTCTTTGTTTTCATTGCTAAAGAAAAGTGAACATTCATATACGAACACACTTCGTCTTGGATAGTTCGGATGTCAAGGGCTTTATGCTTATTCATTCTGTCTACCTCCTCTGCACTTTTTTGTTTATAAAAAGAATCTATGCTTAGGGGGTTGGTTGTTGAGTAGAGTAGAGCATCGGCATACGCTTCGATGATTTGGTTTTTAATACCTTTGTGTCGGATTTTTTTAGAATCTGCATACTCATTTGCCATCGCAAGAATAACTTGTGGATAGCTTTTTTGGTGATTTTCCATCTTTGTTTCCATTTTTTGTTTTTGTTTAATTCTGAATTTTTGTGTATAGCACATATCGCACTCATTTTTTGTTCTGTTGCTTGGGTGTCCACATTTTGCGGCTCTAAATTTATACATTTTTTTCATAATGTTTCAACTCGAAGGCAAAGTACTCCGAACCCTTTTTAACAATCTCCGTATCAACAACCCCACGTCTAATTACCCTATCGTTAAACTTATATTTTGCGGCTAAAACATCACAAACTTGTTTAATTCCATTATCCCAATCACTTGATTTAGAACTAAAGCCAAAGCGTAAATATATTTCAAAGGGGGGGTGTGGTAATTTTATTTTCGGTAATAACAGAAAGGTTTTTTTAATCCAAACTTTATGTTCTTTTGTGTGAAAGCGTCTTCCCCTAAATGCTTGATTTACACTCATTGGTTTTATTTTAATTATTTTTTCCATTGTTTTGGTTTTTTTGTTTTTTTTAAAAAGGTGGTGTCGTCCAACCTTCGGGTGTGTTTGTATTTATATTTCTTATTACCCCTATACTTTCGCTTTTTTCTGATAACTCTAACATATCTGAAAATTCGGATTGTTCTGCTTTTAGCACATTCGCAATCCAATTAGAGTTATCGGGAACGTAGTTGTGGATGTATCGTTTACTGTCGGAGTTATAGGTATATTCGCTTTGTCCTTCTGCTCCCCAATGGTCGAACTTCATTTTTTGGCGATAGATGAATGCTTTGTTGAGATTAAAATCGCGGAAAACACAGATACCATTATCGGCTTTATTGTAGAAGTTAGCCGAACCCGCCACGTCATAAAGGGTTGGTATTTCGTATTCGGTAGAATCCCTCTGTTTCTTTATCTTAGTAGGGTGGGCAACAAGGAAGCAATGTACGTTATGAGTTTCACAGAATACGGCTATTTCGTCTAAGCAACGCCCTATGTAGTCTGTAGATTCTCCTTTGTGTTCTAATTTATTCCAAGCATCTATAACGAAGTAATCAAGACCGAATCTATTTTTGAGGGTAGCTATCTTAGCGAGGATAGAGCTGAGGGTAAAGTCTTTTTCGGGTTTAATAAACCAAATGAAGCCATCGAGGAATTTTTTAACGAGGTTCTTTTCTCCATCGGAAAGTCGAAAGTCGCCATCCCAATTTTTACCTATAAGCCTTCGTGCCATTTTAGAGAAGTGGAGCTGTGTAGGTTTGTTCTCTGGGGAGTAGAAAGCACCTTTCCAATTGTGATGCAATCGAAGCTTAAGTGTCATATAATCAACCCATTCTGATTTTCCATGACTCGGTATGCCTGTAACAACGGTGATATACCCTTTGACGATATTTAAGTTAAAATCAGGAATGTAAGTAGAAACACCACGGTCTAAACCATTCACATACATATCCTCAATTTCGTTGTCTATATCTGAAATAGTAAAAGAGCCCTCAAGAGGGAATTGTATTGGCTTTACGCTTTCAATAATCCCTTGACTTCCGTATTTTATTAGGCAGTCGTTAGCATCCTTGCAATCTTTAAATTCAATGTAATCGCAGCGTTCTTTACCTATGCGGTCTGCAAAGTCTTCACGAAGTTTTCTTCCTGCGGTGTCGTTGTCAAAGGCAAGGTGAATACTCTTACCGTTAAAAGCTTCTACACACTCGTCTAAGTAGCTAAGGTTATTGTTATTAAGACTTGCTCCGTTAGGTACGCTAATCGTATTTGGATAGCCAGACTCAATCATCGCTAAGACGTCTAATTCCCCTTCAACAACGAATAGTTCGGAACTTTGTTCAATACAATCGTAATTGTAGAATATTAATTCTGCCCCCTTATGAAGTTTAAAACGCTTAGCCCCGTCTCGGTATTTTATGTTTATGAGTTCCCCATCCTTGAAATAGTTGAAGCGTATAGTGTTTTCCTCTTTTTGTGTTTGTGGCATCCACTCTAAACCCTCGGTAATTTTCATTTCTAATAAAGTCCTTTGAGATATTTTTCTTTTCTCAAACCAAGCAACTACCTTATCAGATAGCTTTGTTTTATTGCTCCACTTTGGCTTTTGGTAAACCATAACCTCGTCCTTTTCTTTTCTTAAAGCACCCGCCCATCCACAATGGGGGCAAAACCAAACTTTCTTGTCTAAGTTTACACTTAAACACTTGTCATTCTTCTTTTTTCTTTTGTGGCTACATTCAGGGCAAATACAAGATACCTCTCCTGTAACCTTTAAAGTCTTTAAATCAATTCCGTGTTCGCTGTATGTATCTTGAATCATCGTATAGTCCTCCTGTATTTTGTTTCTGGTTCTACATTCTTTGATTTTTCATTAAACCATACGCTAATCATTTTCTGTTTCCAATTTTTAATTTTATTTCCTTGACTGTCTACCCAATCTGATTCCGAGTAGTAGTTGAAGGCTTTTTCTGCTGATTGAAGTGAAAACCCTTTCTCATTGAAGTAGCTTTTTACGTCTTCAATACTCGGAGGGGTGAATCCCTTCTTCTTTATATCTTTATCACTATCACTTACACTAACACTAACACTAACACTAACAGGTTCTTTAGGTTCTGAAATAACCTGTTTGGTTTCTTTGGGTTTATTTAGGTTAATTGGTCTCCCCCCTAATTTACCATTTTCTCGGCTTTTCTCGGCTTTTTTTTCCCACTTTATTAAATCTCTTTTCAACGTATTTTGAATATCAATAAAAGATATTTCAGTTATCCTGTCGGGATATTTTGGGTTTAAATCATTGATGTATCTAAAAAAATGTTTAATTAATCTTCCCGCCTCTGAATCTTCCAAAGCTTCAAATTTATTAATCCAATCCGCGTAAACAATTACCCTTTTTTTATTTTCCATAAAAATAAGTTTATCATCCGTCAAGGGTGCGACCAACCGACTAAAGTAGAATACGCGACCCTATCGGGATGAAATATCTTTTTTTTTTAAAATGTTAATGTTTTTGAAATCATTTAGTCGGGTGGTTTTTTTGTTTTGCAAATGTATATTCACTTTTAATAAAATGTTTATTTAAGTTATTAACATTTTATTAACAGGTATGTCAATTCTGTTTTTTTTTTTTTTTTTTTTAAGTTTTGGTAAAGCAATTTTAATACATTTAGCCAATTCTCTTTGTTTTTAAAATAAACCTCCATTGTTGTAGCCCCGCCTTTTTCATTCATTAGGTATATATCTAAGCCATATAAAGATGTATCATCTTTATAAGCATAATACCCTTTAAAATCTATTTGATTGAAAGTAAATGCTACATACCCATCTATGTAAACTTTAATTCTTCCATTAAATATTTTAAAATCATAAATATGTTTTTGCATACTCATTTGTCTACTCTTTAATTTATACTTATTTAAAGTTATCCTTATTTAAAGATATACTTATTTAAGCTATACATCACTTTGACTTTAAATATACCCTAAAAAAATTTTAGGTATATTTTTATTTTTTCTTTTTGTGTGTATTAGCAAAATTTCTTGCGGCTTCTTTACTACCAAATCCCCATGCCTTTAAAGCAAGTTTTAATCTGGTAGGTTCACCATTTGGTTTTTTTTCTTGTCCGTCCATGCCACCAAATCGTGCGGCAAAACTTATTCTTCGTGGATTAGTTCCTGATTTAACGGGTGCTTTAAGGTTAGAACCCTGAGCATTTGCAGATGCTCTGCCTTTAGCATTTAATCCACCATTAGGATTTTTGCCTTCTTTTCTTGTCCAAGCTGGAGTAGTCATTACTTTAGTCATTTTTTTTTTTTTAGTTTTTAGTTTTTATTTTTTAGTTTTGTATAGGGTATGGGTATCTATATCAGCATACGTCTTTACAATTTTACGGATATTTTCCCCAAGCTTTTGAGCCATGTTCCTCCTATCTTCTGGGGATATATTTTCCATATCTTGCAAATCCCACATCTTATCCATAATGCAAGACATAAAGATTTTAATGGAAGCACGAAAGGCATCTGTTGTATATTGTGGCTTTGTGCCAATGTTCGCTTCGTGTTCGAGAAGTATTTGTTCAATCTCAAGCAATATTGGGGATATTTTTTTTCCTATCATAGAACAAAGGTATATATTTTTTTTTTTTATTGTTATTGTTTTTTTTTATTGTTATTGTTTTTTCTTTTATCTATTGTTATAAGAAAAAATAGATTGCTATTGGTGGAGCCTTTTTTTGGATGTGCATAGCGATAGCTTCCCCGATTTTATCTCGGTTCAGCTATCCGCTAAAAAGATTGCCGTATGGAGCCAGCCCTTCCCTTTCAGTGCAGAAAAAACAGTCGTGTTTAATCATTTGAACCCTACTTTGCGAATTTAACGACATCCGCTTACCACACTCGGTTCTTGTAGCCATGTTTGCGGTTTGGTAAGTTCCAACAGTACCGCTTTCAAATGAAGCCCTGCCGTCTTTTTTTTTTTTTTTTTTTTTTTTTCCCACCG